CCTCTTCGATGGAGGCATTCCCCTTGTCACGGATAGCCTCAAGCTGCTCCCGGCACTTCTCGGAAGTCGTGGTCGCCAGCTTCGCTTCGAGGTCAGCTTTCGTGGCAGCAGCCTTCTCTTCCAGCTTGACAGACTCAGCAACGCTGTTTTGAGTGAGCGCAACACGCTGCTTTTCCCATGCTTCCTGAGCCTTTTTTTGTTCTTCGAGAATTTCTAACCGCTTTTGGGCAGCCGCTTTTTCCTCGGACGAAGTAAACAGATTCGCCCAGCCTGCAAAGATGATTTCTCCCGCATTTGCGCCCACGGCTCCGCCGGCAACAGCTCCAGGCATTCCGCCATACATTCCGCCTACGATGCCACCGGCTATAGTACCTAAAGTCTTTCCTCGGCCGAGATGGTCGCCGTACCCAAGCTGCTTGAGTATGTCTAAATCCTTGGAAGATGTCCCCACTTCACCAATGGCTTTTTTTACATCCCCGAGAATCGACACCAGAGACACAAACGCGGATGCTAGGCCGCCTACCGCCGTACCCGCCGCGCTTCCGAATTCCTTGATGCTTTCTTTATTCTCGGCGATCAGCTTCGCAAATTCAGCGAAGCCCGCCGTTATCTCCGGCATCAATTCCCTGCCAACAGGCATCATCGCCTGCCCAATGGCCCCCGTCAGCTGACCTGCCTGCATCTGCATTGCCTGCCACTCAATGTAAAGCTCATGGGCTTCTTTGGGATTCAGGAGCCCCGTGGTCTTTATCCGGCTGACAATCTCAAGATTGGTCGCATAATCCTGCAGCACCGGCACCAGGGCGGCCCCTTTGGCGCCGAGGACATTGGTTACGAACTCAGCTTCACGACCGCCCTGTACGGCCTTTTGATAAGCCCCAGCAAGCTGAGATAACTGCTGTTCATATGACAGCAGATTTCCGTTTGTATCGGTCAGCGAAAAACCGAATTCACCCATTGCCAGCGACAGGGAATTCTGAGTCTTTGCCGCCGAAAGCGCTTGCTTATCGAGACGGGCAAAGATGGGCACTACAGAATTGATGTCGGTTCCAGACAGCTGAAATACCTTGGATAGCTTAGACGCTTCGCCCGTGGTGGTATGCAGCCGCTGAGACAGCTTATACAGGTTTTCCCCGGCGTTCATGGCCTTATCTGTAATCGAAAATAGGCCGTACCCGCCCGCAATGGCAGCCGAGGCCCCCGCAATGCCCGCATTTATGCCCTTAATTGCCCCAGTAACGCCTTCCACCTTCGCCCTGGCCCCGGCGGCAGCTGCCCCCAGTTTCCCGAAGGCGCCGGTACTCTTTGCAGCCGTCTTCCCCAGCTCTGCATTGACCTGAGCAATGGAGGCCTTCAGTCTCTCAATGTCCCGTGTCTGATATAGGCGCTTTGTGTCCACGCCTCTGGTTATGCCAGAGTCCTTGCCGTAAGTCTTGGCATTGGCTTCATAGGCACGGTTGAGCAGTTCCAGTTTCTTCTGCTGTACCGCCAGTTCAGCATTCAGCGCCTTTTCCCTGGCCTGCAGCGCTTCCACCGACTTCCCTGCCGCTTCCAGCCTGGTCACATCAATGTCGGCCTTCAATCGAATCTGATTGGCTTCAGAATTCAGGCGGCTGATGGCTTGTTTTACAGTCTGGCCCGCCGTTTTGAATCCCAATTCCAGGTCAGACACATTCAGCCCAAGCGAGAGATAGAGGGAGTCTATCTCCTTGCCCATTGCATCACCTTTTGCCATTTCATCACCGCCCTTTATAAAACATCGTCAATATATGACAGCTTATTGTCTGAGTCCTTATCCTCCATCAGCGCCAGCACGCGCATCTGATCCAGGAGAATCACCATGTCTGCTTTATCAATCTCATCGATAGTCCAGCCATATGCATCCTGGTATCTGAAGTAAAGATATAAAACATGTTCATACGGAGACAGGTTTACTTTTCTTCCCCGGCCTCCGCTTCCGCGTTTTTTGGGAGTTTCTTCAGCTTCTCATTGGCCGTGTTAAGCACCCAGGTAGCGGCTTCCAGATAACCAGGCACAACATCAGCCGGGTCAATATCGTCTGCATTCTCGATGCCATAAAGCTCGGCCAGAAGTTTGGCGTGCTCGTCCATCAGCTTGATAAAATCCCAGGACTCTTTATCCATGCCGTCATACTCAGCTACCCTGCGCCACATCTTCATCGTCGGGCGCTCCAGCTTATATTCCTTGCCCTTAACCGTAATCATCGGCATAACTATTCCTCCTAAATAAAAAAGGCGACAGGAGTTAGTCCCTGCCGCCACAAAATCAAGTCACGGCTCAACGCTGGTGTACCAGCTCGAAATCACCGTTGCACTTTCGGTATTATCGCTGTCAGCAATCCGCTTCCATGCGCCATCATACTCACGGGCCACGAAACGGCCTTCCAGCCTGGGTGTGGTGTACTCCACGCTTTCGCCCTTTGTCTGCAGCGTTTCCTGGGTGGGCGCGAATTTGCCTTTCAAGAGCTTCACATAACGAGTCTCGCCGTTATGCTTTTTGCTCTCAAAAAGAAGCGCTACATAAGGAGCCGTGTCAGAGGCCTTGGCAATCATCTGCTTGGTGGTGCTGTCCACCGTGTGGCCCAGCAAAGCCGCCTGATCGGCAATGGGCAGGTCTGCGGTTTCCACGGTCACCGTAATCTCACTCATAGACGAATCTGCCGCAAAAGGTGCGTCATCGCCGTACAGAGTTGAGAAATTGACCGACGGGTTGATATCCACATTGATTGCGCCGGCAATCTTCACCGGCGTGTCATAAGTCGCGCCGGAGCTGCTGTCAGCAGACAGCAAAGCGTAATACAGGTTTTTAAGGCCTACTGTTGCCATTCCGCATTCACTCCAATCCTAAAATCAGCAATCATAATTAACTGTCCATCTTCAATATAGGGATAAGCTTGATAGCGACTAAAGCCCAATCCGGTCATGTCACTGCATACCCGCCGATACAGGCCCGCATAGTCGCCATCGAGGGTCATGATATGAATCCTCATGCTTACCCTATGGGTTATTTCATCATCATCTCCTGCGATGGCCGGGACGTCTGAAATAGTCGAATACACTAATGCGGGATATCGGGATTTCAGATCTGCCGGAGCCTGCATGTGATAAACCGAATCAGCACCGTCTGCCAGCATTGCTGTCAGCGTGGAATCTCCGGTCAATGCCGCATACACAGCATCTTCAAGCGCAGCTGTCTCCACTCTATCCCCTCCTTATGGCATTCTTTATGGCGTCCTGAATCTTATCAGATACCGCCTGTTTATTCGCGTCCAGCGCAGGATACAGAAAAGGCCTGTTTACCCCGGGTGAAAACTCAAGGATCTGACCATATAAATAGCCATCTTCGCTTTTTGCATTAGCGGAGATGGCGTATACAGTCCCTTTTGTGTTCGGCTCAGCCTGGATGGAGTCCCGGAGGGCTCCCGGCTTTGCCCCTGCCCAGTGATAAACCTGCCCATTTTCCTTCTTATGCCCTTCGTAAACCGGGCACCTGCTCTTTGCGTCGTTCACGACCATCTCGGCCCCTTCTTTCAGGGCTTTCTTGGCCGCGTCAAGCACATGGTCCCCAAGTTCCTTGAGGTGCTGCTCGACGGCTCCCGTGGTCATACCGCCACGGGTAAAGGTCTTAGGTGGTCGCCTTGCCATCTTGCACCGCCTCCCTGGCCTCCAGTACCGTCCAAATGTGGCGGCTTTCAGCATCATACGGTGTGCCAATCTGCACCAGTCGCCGCCCCCGCCAGAGGATTTCATCATCTGGCAGAACATCTGACCGGTATCTGATAATCACCCGGTAGGTTATCGCGGCCTCACGCTCAATGCCGGTATTTGACATAGGGCCGCCCGTGGGCAGCACCTTGGCCCATACCGTACACCTTGTCGTTTCAGCACCAGGGATGATATCGCCCCGGCTGTTTCGCGAATGGGCATGATAGACAATGCTAATGCGTTCAGTGAGGTCGTCAATGCTGGTACGCATGATAGTCCCGGTGTTAAGCATCAGCATCACCGCCAGTCCAATACTGAAGCTGGGTAATCTGAGATCGGATGTAGAACGGATAGTCGGCCCGTCCGTCATTGGACGGGTCTCTATTCCGAAACATCTCCGACACAAGGGCCAGCTTGACCAGGTCGGCCTTGGCCGCGAAATCAGCTGACTCATCGTAGTAAGTGGAAAAATCACTTACTGCAGACAACAGATAAGAATCGGCGGCCGCCATACACGCCTGCAGGAGGCTGTCTTCAGCGTCGCCGTCAATCCGCAGGTACAGCTTTACATCTTCGAGAGTGACCGCCATTTACCTCACCGCCTCAGGACAAGGCGACTTTGTAGGCCTTCAGAGCAGCCGTGTCATCAGCAGTTACGCCGAAGCGGACAACGCAGCGGAGGGCGGTGCCGTACTTGGCGAAGAGGTACTCGGTGGAAACGGCGATCTCCACGCCCTGGCGCTCGAAGAACATCACATAATCGGCCATGTTGCCGATGTAGAAGGGAGCGTAGGCAGGAGTCTGGCCTGCTGCTGCGGAGCTTGCGAGCACGCTGTTGGGCAGCACTACGACGGGCTTGCCACGGAAACGGAAGGTGTCGGGCGCGGTCACATCCGGCAAGAGCAGAGGACGCTTGTTGTCGTCCTCCAGCTCGCTCATCCACTGGAAGCCATCCTGATTGGTGAAAATCTTGGTGTTGGCGTAGTAGATGGGGTCAAGGTCAACATTGAGCGCCTTGGTGAGGCCCTTGTAGTTGCTGATGGTAGAAGGATTGGTGAGACCGGTAGAGAGCAGGCTCAGGATAGCGCTGTTTTCGGTATTGACCGCCTTGCGGGCCAGCCGCTGACCCACGATGCCAAGGATATTGACATTGGCGTCCTTAATCAGCTGATTGGACACGGGGATGATATCGCCGTAGTCAGTAATGCTGTAGGATGCCTGGCCAAACTCAAAATCGCTTTCCCGAATCTGTTCAAGCTCAGTGAAGTTCACCAAAAGGCCACTCTCCTCGCCAAGGGTGGGCCATTTGCCGCTGGTGGAATTTGCCTGGACTACATGGCAGTAATCACGAAGCTGAGCATAAGCCTTACGGAATTCGCGCAGAATCGGCAGCTGCTCTACAGGCACAAGATAGCCGCCCTTGCTGTCGGTGCCTTCAATCTGGCCGGTGAGGGAATTGCTGGAATCGCCACCGCCGGTAACAGTATCGGTGCCACTGCCACCAGTAACGGTATCAGTACCGCTGCCACCGGATACGCTATCATCGCCGTCGTTGTAATAAGCGCGGCGCTCCTCATCGGTCAGACGCTTGCCGAAGAGCAGCTTATTGAAGGCGCGGTTGCGAACCTTCTCGCGGCTCTCATTACTCTGAGCCGGTTTTGCGTTCTGGCTGAAATTGGTGAAGTCTGCGGCTTCCATGGCCTTGGCGGCCTTGAACATATCGACGGCATTGTTGAGCTCGCCTACCAGCTTCCTGGCTTCAGCGGTCTTGCCTTCCTGCTGCAGATTCTCAATCTGAGCCTGCAGCTCGTCCACGGTTTTTCTGAGTTCATCACTGTGCTTCATTTCAAAGCTCCTTTCGCTAATGCCAGGGCAATTTCAATTTCTGCCGTGGCGTCATCATCATCATCGTTACCCGGTGCCTCGTCCACGGGGGGCGGAGCAATCCTGATATTCTCAGGCACATGCTTGGCATGCACCTTACCCACGCAAGCCACAGCCTTCAGCGGCTCTGTCAGCTGTATGTCAAACACATCAGCCGCCTCCGCCCCTGTCAGCCACGTTTC